ACAACATCACAGTTCCGAAAAAGCTATGACAGTACTACTTATACAAGTTTTACAACCGCTCAAGTTGACGCTACTGGTGTTATAACTTTGTCTTTAACAGCAGCACAAACAACCGCATTGAAGTCTGGTAGATATGTTTACGATGTTGAAATCGCAAATGCACCAGAAGTATTGAGGGTACAGGAAGGCATAATAACGGTAACACCACAAGTAACTAAATCATAAGGAAATGAAAAGTGGCAAAAAATTTTAAAGAAACCCAACAAGACTTAACTGAATTGAACGGAGATGGAAACCGCGAAAGAGGTAGGTATGGTGAAGACTATAGCATGGAGGAAAAGAAGACTTGGAATGATTCTGGAGTTACGGTAGACTTGGACAAACCGAAAGAAAAGGGAAAGAATAATGGATGAGTTAAAAAAACTCTTTGAGGCAATTGCAAAAGAGAAAACTAGAAACCTAGAGTTACAGAAAGAAGAAGTTCTCAAGGAAGTAGAAAAATCTCAAAGGAAAAAGTCTCACAGCAAAAAAGTCCAAGAAGATTTCTGGGGCGTATTTAAGGGCGAGCTTCAAAAACTTTCAGAGGTTGAAGAACAAAATAAAAATAAATTACAAAAGTTAGAAGAAATCAGAGATGAGTTTAAAGATGTAACTCCATTACTATATGAAGAACAAGAAGAAGAAATAACAACAACAGAAACGCCTGACTTCTTTGCTGATATTAACCCAGAGAAAATGGCTGCAGAGTTTGATATTCGACCAGTAAGTCAAATGTCACAAGATATGTCCATGCAGTCTGAACCATATCAATTAATAGAAACTACAGAAAAAGAGTGGCCGCCAGAATTGCCACCAGAAGAATCTACTGTTTCTACAGGAATCTTAGACCCAGACATTTCTGCCTTAGAAGATAAGGTTAATAAGTTAGAATTAAAATATGCTGGGGAGATAAAAGAGGAAACACAACCAGAATCATTTAATGTAACTAAAGATGCTTACAGTACTGTCATGGATGTTCTTAGTCTCAAACCAGTAGAGAAGAAGAACAGGGATGAAAGACAACTACAAGAACTCGCAGTACAATATCTCGCGGAAAGAAAAGAGTCTGTACAGGAACAAGTTGACGAAACTGCAAATGTTCAGAAACAAATAAACGAAATCAATACAAACATACGACAATTAATATTGGGTATGCAAGGTATCGGTGGCGGTGGTGAGGTTCGACTAGAGTTCCTAGATGACATTGACAGGTCTACCGCGAAGGTTAATAATAAGTTCTTGATGTATGATTCCACTATTCAAAAGTGGAAGGGTGTAGACGCACACGAAGAATCTGGATTAGATAGAGTAACTTCACATGTAATTCCCTCAGCAGATGACACATATGACCTTGGTTCATCTACATTGAGATGGCGAGATGTATATGTCTCTGGTAGTACCGTTGATATTGGTGGTATGAAACTTACCAATGACGGAAGTAATAACCTAGAAGTCAAGGATAGTGGTGGTAGTAAGAAAACAATTAGTGCTAATATCGCCTTCTCTGATATAACAGGTAAACCAACTACTGTTTCTGGGTATGGAATATCAGACGCGGTATCTTTAACTAGTATATCGGCAGCAATTGCTGAAGTCGGGTCTGGTGATGGTGCGTTAACATATAATAACAGTACTGGTGTATTCACATATACCCCACCAGATTTATCTGCAAAGGCAAACCTTGCTAGTCCAGCGCTTACTGGTAACCCAACTGCGCCGACACAATCCGCGAGTGACAATAGTACAAAGATTGCTACAACTGCCTATACTGATACAGCAGTTGCGAACATTGTTGATTCTGCGCCTGGCACGCTCAACACCCTAAATGAACTTGCAGCTGCTTTGGGTGATGATGCAAACTTTTCTACCACGGTAACAAATAATATTGCTACCAAGGCACCTCTTGCTAGTGCGGCTTTGACAGGAACACCAACTGCTCCAACCGCGTCTACTGGTACAAATACAACACAAATTGCTACTACAGCATTTGTGAAACAGGAAATTGACGCGCTCAAAGCCCTACTATACGCATACGACCAATCCTAAGTCTTATAAATAGTCACAGAATTTAAAACTATTTTTAGGAGTCCACATGGCGTTATCCACAAGACAAGGACTCATCGACTATTGTTTGCGAAGGTTAGGACACCCAGTAATCGAAATAAATGTTGATGAAGACCAAATATCAGATAGAATAGATGATGCCTTTCAACATTGGAATGAATACCATTTCGATGGTGTCGAGAGGTCATATATCAAACACAAGTTAACTGGTTCTACCTTAACTTTAACAGGTAGTGCTACCTTCACGGCAGGAGAAATTATAACTGGTGGGACATCTGGTGCAAAAACAACAGTACACAAGTCAAGTTCTGGTACTTCAGTAGTATACGAGAAACCAACTACTGCGGAATCTTTTGAAGCAAATGAAGTAATTACAGGTTCGGACTCTGGTACTACTGCAACTATTCAAAGTATATCAAAAGGTGATATAGAAAATGGATATATCCCAATAGGTAATGCTGTTCTAAATGTAGTACGAGTGTTCAAGTTTGGTGCAATTGTAGGTAGTAAATCAGATGGATTGTTTGATGTAGACTACCAGTTCGCGTTAAACGATTTATACAATCTGCTTTCTGCTGACATTACATATTACTCAATGGTCAAGACACACATGAATGTGTTAGAAAGTATATTCAGAAATGAAAGACCTATTCGATTCAACAGGAAAACAAATAGACTATATCTAGACACAGATATGGATTCTACTTTTGATATCGATAATTATATTATCGCGGAAGCATATTCAATTTTAGACCCTGCTACATTCACAGAGGTTTATGATGATATGTTCTTAAAGAGATATGCTACTGCTCTTATTAAAAGACAATGGGGCGAGAACATGAAGAAGTTCGGGGGAATCGCGTTGCCAGGCGGTGTAACACTAAATGGTGACCAAATATATGGTGAGGCAGTTCAAGAGATTTCTATTATAGAAGATGAAATGCAGATGAAATATGAATTACCCCCAATGATGATGACAGGGTAAATAAATGGCAACTAATGTTTACTTCCAATCTGGCGACACTAGTGGTTCTACTAACGAACAGCGTTTAGTAGAGGACTTAGTTATCGAGAGCCTAAAAATATATGGACATGATGTCTATTATATGCCTAGGACTTTAGTAAACAGAGATACTATATTTGATGAAGATGAATTGTCTAAGTTCACGCAGAGTTATCCTTTAGAAATGTACATGGAAAATGTTGAGGGATATGACGGTGAAGGAGATTTATTTACTAGATTTGGTATAGAAATTAGAGACCAAGCAACATTCATCCTATCTAAAAGAAGATGGGAACAGATGGTTGATAGGGAAGAAGATTCTGGTGGTACATTTCAATTAACAGCAAGACCAGCCGAAGGAGATTTATTATATTTTCCTAAGACAAAATCTTTATTTGAAATTAAGTTGGTGGAATTTCAGAACCCATTCTATCAACTAGGAAAAATTTATGTGTTTAGGATGCAATGCGAACTCTTTGAATACAGTTCGGAGAGACTTGATACTGGAGATTCTGCTATTGATGGAATCGAAGACGCACAAAGTCTTGACATTCTACAGTTCCAGTTCCAGTTAGAAGATGGAGACTTACTGAGATTGGAAGACAATGACAGTCTGATATTAGAAAGTTTCATGACTAATAGAGGAAATGTCGGTGCTGATAATGCTGACTTTGATACATGGCAGTCTGCATCTAACATATTAGACTTCACGGAAACTAATCCATTTGGTGAGATATAATGTTTAAGAATAAACAATTTTATAATCAACATACACGCAAAGCTATTATTGCATTTGGTACTATTTTTAATAATATTCAAATAAACAGAGTTAATGCTGGTGGTGTTACTGAACAAGTAATTAGGGTTCCATTGTCCTATTCTACAAAACAAAAGTTTATGACTAGGATTGAAGCAATTCCAAATACTGAGTCGCGTGGTGAGGTTGCTATAACTTTACCAAGAATGGGATTTGAAATAGTGGGTTTTCAATATGACCCATCAAGAAAGGTTTCACCTATTCAAAAGAATGTAACTACTAGTGGTGCAGAAACAAACTCATATAAAACAAGTTTTGTATCTACTCCATATGATATGAATATGTCTTTGTATATATTTGCAAAGAATCAAGAGGATGCATTACAGGTAGTAGAACAGATTTTCCCATACTTCAACCCAGATTTCAATGTGACAATTAATGATTTGCCTGAGTTGGGTATTAAGAGAGATATTAAAATAACATTGGATAGTGTTAGTTACGAAGATGTATTTGAAGGTGCATATGCCGACAGACAGAGTATTAACTGGACACTCAACTTTACAATGAAATTAAATTATTATGGATTTGTAAGTAATCAGTCGTTCATTAAGAAGGCAATAGCACAAACATATGAGAATACAGACTTCACAGGGCCGAATATAAAACAAACACTTTCCGTTGCAACAACATTACCAACTGCAACCGCTACAATATCTGGTGGTTCGGTAACAGGATTTACTATAACATATGGTGGGGCAGGATACACTAGTCCACCTAACATTACTCTTACTGGTAACGCGAGAGCACATGCTGAGTTAACAGATGGAGAGGTAACTAATATTGTTATAGATGACGCTGGAAGTGGTTATTCAGAAGCACCTACCGTGACATTTGAGGAACCACCTAATTATAATGCAGACCCCTATAAGGATGACCCAT